ATGGTCTGATTGGATGAAAAAGAAATTTGGTTGCGTTTTTGGATTCGATTGGCAGTTTTCTTGTTGACGTACTCGGCACCGCGTCGGGCATTGCAACTGGCGCAAGCACCAACTATCAGGCTCCGATCGTAGGGGTCTGATCCTGCGTCTAATTCAATGCAATGGTCGGCTTGTGTGCTAGGTGCTTTTCTGCACCAGTGGCATACGGGTTCGTCTTGTAGGACTTGAAGTCGTAGTTGTTTCCATCGTTTGGTGTTGTAGATCGGATTGTTGGATGGCATGGCAAGAGCATAGGTCAAGGTCAAGAGCTACTGACGCCCAAGCGGAAGGGCACCGCTCGGTTGTCGTCGTTTGTCATGGGTTACGCGTAAGGTTTGTGTCCCCCACTATTTGGCGATGTCTCGCTCTGGAAGCCTGTCTATTTTTGTTCGGTGGACAACCATTCGCCTTTGCGTTAGGGAACGCTGATCGCTCACAATGCGTGAGCGTCTACCCTCGTTGCCGAGTGTTCCCAGAGCAGGGGTCAGATTCCTGCAAGGGCTAGTGAACGCCTCTGTGCGCTCTGATGGTGTCAGTTGTGATGGGACGCTAGACGCGCTCAACCAGTCAGGTCAAGCAGGGTCAACTGTTCAGGACGGTTCTGTTTGTAACGATTCTGTTTGTAACCAGTTAACACTCCGCTTTTTTGTTGCAAGTTAGTTCTGACGCGATGACAGTTAGCGCAGATTAAGTCGCATTTGTCCATTTCATGTAGCAACCTGTCAGTTGTGTACGTATGGAGATATTCACTAATTGCAAATGATTTTTGCTCAGGGTCACGATGGTCAAAGTCAAAGACAAAAGTGTTGTTGCGTTCTACTTTTTTGAGACAATCCATGCACGCAACTCGAGCAACTTTTTGATCAATCAACCAGTCTTTGCGATCCGCTTTACGAACTGAGGGAGCTTGACGTAAAACTCGTGGTCTAGACCCATTTCTTGCTCGCGTCCACGCCGCATTTGCGTCTTTACACATTTGGCAGGTTTCTCCACGCCTTAAATGGTAATTGTATTTTGCTTTAGTACCACAAATTGATTTTGTTCCGGGCAAACGGCCTGATCCTTTGCCACCCATTATTCCGCTTCTTTGATTCGGTGTTTGTGGGATTCGAGCGCGACCCATTGGCCGTTGATGTTCATCTCGGCGAACTTGATTTGATCGGGACGATAGAAGTTGCCGTTGATTGTCAGATAGGTGACTTTCTCATCTTGTACGGCGATAGCAAACACTGGGGTTTTGAATGACCATTCGTCGCTTCCTGTTGTAATCCGTATTGGGTTGATGGGTTGCATAAATTCAGTCATCGTTTGGTTTCCTTGCTAGTCGGTCGCTGATTTTCTCTAGGTCTTTGGGCCGCCAGACGTGGACTTCTTCGCCTGAGTCCTCAAGCGCGTTGATCCAGTCCCACTGCAAGTTACTGACGACACCTTTAGCACCTTTCAATTCCACAAAGATGGTGCCTCGGAACGGGTGGGTCATCACTAGGTCGGGGAAGCCTTGGTTGCCTGTGTTGGGTGTGATCCATTTGCCCGGTCGGACTAGGGCTGGGTGTGTGTGCATGACGCGCCAGCCATGCAGTTTGGCGAGCGTTATGACAGCCTTTTGGAACTCTGCTTCGGACGGGTCAGCCATTGTGCATCAGCCTGTCAATAAGTTCTGACGCTTCACGTTTTGTGGCAGGCACTGCGCCTTCCCAATTCTTGGCTCGAAGCATCGCCATCTGTTTCGGCGTTGGTCCTTCACTGGAGGAACCAAGCGACTGAGTGCGTGCAGGAGCTGCGTTCGTAGTCGTTTGTGGTTGTTCGCCTTGGCGGTACACCTTGACCATTTCCTCAAGACTGGCACGCTTACGGGAGCCCTGATACTGGTAGTTCGCTAGGGCCCGACCAATCGCACTGGTCTCGCAGTTCTCTAGGGCACTGGTTTTGTTGACCATGCTTGACCCTCGGATCTCTTCGGCGTAACCCGTGGTGGTCGGATGGTGGTCTTCATATGTGGCGAACAGGCTGGCTTTCATCACAATCCTTGTTCCGTCGTCCACAATGATTTCGGTGATGATGCGTCCGCGTGCGCAGTCTTTCCAAAACAATGGGAGGCGTTCGGCTACTTCGGCATAGTCGGCAGGGTTAAAACTCATGATTCCATGTCCTTTAAGTGTCGGGCCTGTGCAGGCGTTTGGGTTTTGAGATTGTTGATGACTCGAATCATGGCTACGCACCGGGCTGTTTCTTCAACTGTCATCCCTTTAAAGCCGAACTCCTCAGCGCATTTAAGACAGATGCCGCGCAACTCTGTACGCATACGCATATCTGCCGAATTAAAGCCACAAGCGCAAATGTTGCAGTTCATTTAAAACCGCCGAGCCTCATGGCCACGATCGCGTCTTGAGTTGACCGGGTGAGGTTGGACAGATAAATGCCATGTTCCTCGGCAACATAAGCCAACTCTGTGAGCGCCTTCCTAAGCATCGCCACGTCATCTCTGAGGCGTTCAATTTCCCAAGTCGCTGCCTTCATAGCAATCTCCGCTTTTGTGATGAGGGCGGTCATTTCTTGGATTTGGGTCATCATGGTCGGGGCTCCCTAATTTGTCAGTATTTGCCGTCACGGTACACCAACGGTGTGGCTGGGATCGTGTCGGATTGTAGTTTGCGACGTTCTTTCCATGTGAGACCCCCCCAAATGCCGTAGCACTCCAACTGTGTTGTCGAATATTTGAGAGATTCGGCGAGACATTCGGGACGAACAAAACAGGTAGCGCAAACCGCTTTTGCTTCAGCGATTCTTTTGCGTGAATACCGTTCACCCGGCTCAAAGATGAACAGGTTTAGGTCCATGCCTTTGCAGGCGGCGTGATCCCACCAGCGAGTTAGCACAGTCGCCAAGGTTTCCATCCGCAACCTCCACCTTCAGCGATGTCGGAATACAGCAGGTAGGCGAAACGCAGGTTGAGGGTCGGGTCTGACATTGATTCTTCCATAGGCATATTGAACAGTTGTTCCACATAAGAACGATGGATTTCGTTAATTTGTGCAATTCCATGATCCGAACCGTTAAACGACGGATGCGTGTAACTGACGTTCTGACAGCGGGTTTCTTTCCAAAGTAGGCGACCCAACTTTTCGAGTGTCTCGGGATTGTTGGGCCAGCCGACCGATATCGCGGTCGGGAACCATTCTTGGCAGTGAACCTCAGACGGTACGGATACCACGGTCGTTGACGGTTGGGTCGTTGTTGTGGTAGTGACCGCCGTGGTGGTCGTTGTTTCTGTGAGCGCCTCAGCGCGATCCTCTAATTGTTGGGGTGTCAACATAGAGAGCGTGACCGTTGAGGGCACAGAGAGAGTCTGAAGGGGTTCTGTGTTGCCTTGGACACCAGTGATCGCCCATAAAGCACACAGGGAATAGGTTGCAATGCTGATTATTGCTAGTCGTTTAAGATTCATTTAGTAGTCCTCTGATAGGTCCGCAGCTGATTTGCGGGTGCTGAAAAAGCCGTCCAGCATCGGGTTGTTCTGCATGATCTCTCGGGCCAAATAGGCGCGGTAATTGTTGTTGAACTTGAACTCACTGTTGGGGTCATAAGTGGTTGAGTGCTGAAACCGTAGAACTTCTACGAGTGCGCCGATGCCGTAGTGGTTGTGGCCGTTGTTATACAGGGCGTAACACATTTTGGTGAGTCGTTCAATGACCCACGGGTTTGCCTCTTTAAAGGCTTCGTACTTGAGTTTCTCGGCTGGGACATCAAGAACGTCAAAAAGGGATGGTTGCATTGCTTTCCTCCTGCGGTCGGGGTCCACCTATTGGGGGACGCACTTGGTTGTCAGTCATTTGACCGACTCCCAAACCGATTGTCAAGGCACTACGCAAAGATTTTGGCAAAAGCCTTCTCTATAGCGGTTTGACTGTCCGCCATATTTGGTGCTATCTCGATATGAGTCCAGTCGCCACCGGGTGTGCCAGCGTTCTTTTGTGGGGTCCACGCTTTCCATGCGTCACGGTCGCATCGGTAGCCGCCGCCATATTTGGTGAGGTTTGGGATCGGGCAACCTACGCCGTCGTAGCAGTGGATCTCTTCTATGCCGAGAATGTCGCGGTGAGTGAACAGGAAGTCGACCATGGCTTTGCGTGCGTCCGCGTTCTGTTTGGCGGTCCCTTTGCCTTTAAGGTCCACGGCGCGCCATGTTGCGTGAACGCTTAGGTTGGCTGATCCGCGCATTGGACGGTTGGCGTAGATGCCCAACGATTTCATGCCGAAAAGGTATTCCATGAATTCGACAAAGCGTTTCGTGCCGGGTCGTTCGGTCGGATGGTTGCCGTCTTTGTTTCCTGTGTACGGTCTACTGGTCATCTTTTTGGTCCTTATCTTTGAGGCCGTTGGAAGCGAGGATTCCTGATAGTGCGCCAGTGAGGAACAGCATCATGGGGCTAAGTAGCGACCATGCGCTTTCGTCGTTTGGTGACACGTCTAACGGTTGCACGACAAACAGCAAGCCGTATAAAAGTGCGGCGGTGGAACCTAGGAACGCGACCGCTAAAGCGATGCCGACGATGAGAATAAGTCGCGCTTTGATCTCGGAATTGCTCAAACGTTTCATTCGTTGCACTTTGGGGCTGTTGGTTGCTCGACGCAGGTTTCACGGGTTCTGTCGTTGCATGAGGTAATTACGAAAGTCATTGCAATGATGAGAGCTGCGGCGACGATAAGGCTTTTCATCAGACCAGCCCAATATCTTCCACTAGAAGCAATGCTGGAGCGTTTGCATTTCTAGCCAAAACTGGCGCACCAGTAACACTGTTCACGAAAGCGCAACCAACAAAGGTGTATGCCGCAGTTGTAACGATTGGAAGAATGACAACCAAAGTTAAAGCGTTGATGTCTTTTTGACCAGCAACTTGCGAAAGAATTACACCCGAAGTAGCTTGAACACCTGCAGCGTTATTTTGTCGAATGTTAAGAGTAGTAGCAGATCCTGCAGCAATAGTTGAGGTTTCTACTGCGGGTTCGTAGTAAGTGAATTTGTAAACCCGTCCGGCAACACCGTTAAAACTAACGGTCATACCAGTCGCAATCGCGTTAGCGGCAGTCAACGTATAGTTGACCGTTGACTGTGCCTGAGCCATAAGTCCCCGAGGGAACCTGTTTTGTTGTGACGCTAGGAGCGTCTGGCCAGTAGTGAAATCTACGTTTGGGTTAGGCATTTTTTCTCCTTAGAAACCTAGTCGGCTTCGATCAAGCACACCGTTGACATTGCTGTCAAGTATAAACATCTCATAAAAAACGTGGGGCGACAGGTACACCGTATAACGAGTTTCTGCTGGTGTTCCCGACACAGAAAAACCTTCCAAGGTGGTCCAAAGGGTTGTATTAGAACCTGCGCCCGGTACGCGATACTGCAAAGAGAATCCGCGGAACGGGAAAGGTGTCGCTGCAATAGACAAAAAGATCAAGTCCCTGATCGCAGTTTTGTTTGATGCGGCGTCGCTGAAGTCAACTTCAAAAGTAAGGACGTTTGGATCACTTTGAACATAGGCAAGCCATGACGCCAAGTTACGGCCCTGAGTGCTTGAACTGTCCACAGTAGTGATCTGATAGCCCGACAACCCGTAAGCGGTCTGACTGTCAGTATTGTTGCCAAATTCGTTGATTGCCGCGCCTGCAGTGGTCGTTGAATTAAGAGACACTGAGTTCATAAAAGAATCAAAAGCGTTGATCCTTCGAATGTCCGTGTACGAAATTGAGGTGGTTGATGAGACCGTTGGATCAAACGCAACCTGAGTGGTCACAGTTGCGGCGTTTGCACGCGATATGAAATAGACACTGGTTCCTAGTGGCATTAACTGTCCGCGTTCAGTGTTGTTTAACAGGTTTAGACGGTTAAGCATTGATCCGTTATATGAAGCCGAACCTGCAGCCGTTGACTGATAGGTACCAGTTGTCAAAACACCCGGTGCATCTGGCAACGAGTTTGTGGCTAAAGCCTGAAGTCCTGTCGTTGTTTCGGTGTATCCCGCATAGTTCTGCAACAAGTATTTACCTGCCTGAACAACTGCGTCTTGGCAAGTAATTGTTGCAGTTGATTGTCCAGTGTTGCCGGGATAGTCGTTATAGGTAACACCTATTACTTCGCCAGTAAAAAGGATGTAACCGTTAGCAAAAGCAATTTGAACAAAGGTGCCGCGTGGGAAGTTGGCAATTTCGTCTGCTTGGTTTTTGATGGTGATCTGAAAAGATCCGCCTGCATAGTTGTCGTAGTAGTTTCGGCGACCTTGGAAACCGCTAAACGATAGAACGCTGGAAGTAAAAGAGACACTTGGCGAACCGCGTTTGAATTGCCATGCTTCAGCGGTCATTGGACGCTCACAGGTATTTTGCCGACGTTGCGGTTATAGGACTGCAACGCTCGAACAACCTCATTGGGGTCGGCTGAAGTGACCGTGATGTTGATGGTGCCACCGCCACCCAAAGCGTGGTTCGGTGTGATGTTGCCCGATGTTGACGGCATGAACAATTCAGGGCCGCGCTCACCCACAAGATAGGGACCACCACTAGAGCTAACTGGACCACCAAGGGCTTTAGCAGGCACTATGCCAACACCAAAACCAAGGTCAACACCATAACCAGTTCTAATTGTATTTAAATAATTAGCGGCCGCGGCAAGGTCGCCACTGTCAACAAAAATTTTGAGTTTGTTTTGCTCACCAAAGGTCAGATCCATTGCAATTGCAAGATCGGCGATTTGGTCTATAGCGTCTTTTTGTGCTTTGTTAAATTTTCTGACTTCTTCAGCACTGCCGCCGAACGCTTCAATGCCTGCAACGAAAAGGTTTTCTAGTGATTCTTCAAGATTGTCAAACGCTTCCCGAGTGTCAAGGGTGCCAAGCAAAGTTTGCCACTCAGTAGTCAATTCAGTAACTAATTCTTCCTGTTCTTCTAGTGCTCCGTTTACTTCAAGAAGAACATAACCAAGCGCATTAGGAACCATGTCTTTGTATTCGTTTGCAAGTTTTTCGGCTGCTATTGCCGCTATTGCCGCTTCATCGCCAAATTCAGCCAGTTGTTCTTTTGATAACTCAACGGCTCCTCCAGCACCACGTAAAAAGAAACCTGCATATTTTGCAAGTTCTGCCATTTTTTCAACAGCAATAACTAATTGCGGGACTAATTGCTCTCCAAGTTCAAGAGCCATGTCTTGAAACTCGTCGCCTAATTTGTCCATTGAAGCGCGAAAATCTTTGGCTTTTTTTAATTCTTTTTCGTCAATAACTTTAGAGTCAGAAACACTGTCGAGGGATTTTTTAAGATCGGTCGCGCCCATCTCAATGATTTCCGACATTCCCTGCCAGCCCTTGCCAAGTAGTTGAGCGGCAACTGTGGCTTTTTCGGCTGGGTCTTTAATGTCTTTAATTCGTTGAATAGTGTTTAGGAATGTTTCGTTGACATCTAACGATCCGTTTTTTAGATATACGAGGTCTACGCCAAGGTTTCGCACTTTGTCCGGGTCTGCACCAATCGTTCGGTTTAGACGACCAATCGCAGTTTCAAGCGCCTCTACTGGTACGCCGATGTCGCCAGCGGCTTCAATATAACGCGACGCATCTTCAACGGCTAAACCAGATGCATCAGCAAATTTGCCTGCCGATAATGCCAAGTCTTGAAAAGCAGTGACTGAAGCCTTAGCGAACGCAATAATTGATCCAGCGGCCGCAACAGCAAACGCGGCGGCGTTGGCTTTGACAGAATCAAGAGCGGCACCAGCGCCAGCCTTAAATTTGTTCATGCCACCTTCAGCGCCAGCAACTGAAGTTTTGAAATTGCTGAAAGCAGCTTGAGCGGCTTTGATGCCTTTGTCTTCAAGGCTTGTGATGATGGGAATGTTGATTGCCATTAGATTTTCACCTTCATCAATTCTTGATTTGCTCGAAACACGACCGCTTTGATTGTGTCATTCATTTCACGCTCAACACTACCAATAGTCTTTTCGGCGTTCTTCCACATAAAGCGGGACGGGTCACCCGGTAGCGAACGGGCAAAAGTTGGGCGCTGATATTTTGGTTCACGCCTAGAAGTAGTGCCGCCAGCCTTGCCAGCCATATCCACAATGGCGACAGGTGCGCCCTTAGTAACAATGCGGACGATATTGACAGCGGTTTTGGTGGACGGCCCATTGAGCCCACGGCGCGGTTTGCGCGTGTCAATTTTGATAACTGCGTTCTTACGGTTACCCCACCCGGTGCGCCCGTTGTGAGCCATTCCAGATAGCGGAGGCGACGAAGGAATTGACTGGTTGATCTCGTTGACCATCGGCTTCAGAATTGACCGAATGTCTTTGTTCAATTCGCGTTTCAGTGAAGGGTTGATTTTGCCAAGATCACGCAAAGTCGAGGCCACACCTTTCACCTGAATTGTCATCGTTTGTGTTTCGCTTTCTCGTTTTCCTCAACCAGTAAGCGAACCATCTCATCCACAACCGACGCTGGACACTCCATCAGATCCAACGGACTGATGCCTGTCCTTAACGCCAGTTGCGCTATCAGGTTGACTGCGCGTCCTGCTTGGGTTTCTCTTTTGGGACGAAAGTGATGTCCCCTACCAAATTGAGCCACTTGGGAAACACTTCGACAACAGTCCCGTTACTGCGAACCGCGTCCCATGCCAACCAAGCCAAAGCCTTGAATTTCATGTTTTCTAGAAACTGCCCGACGGAGAGTTGAGGATGGTGATCCTCCCACCTGCACGCCACACCGTAAGTGATCGGTGCCTCGTGTGTTTCTCCGTCGAGCATCTCTACTCGTAACGTCATGCCAATCATGTCGGGGTCCTTTGTTTGTGTTGGTTAGATCAGGCAGTTGCGCGGACCCAAGTGCCCCCGGTGCCCGTCAATGTCATGGTATCGAGGGAGCCGACAGTGCTTGAGACTGGCATATACGATGAGATCATCATGTTGGTGATCGTGAAGGTCGGGTTTCCGGGTGCGGCCGCACCTGTGTCTGGTGAAACGATCACAGTCGTGTCGCCGTCGCCGATAATGTCGTGCAGTTCAAGTTCAACACTGCCCGAGCCGTATTCAAGCAGCACTGTGGCTGACAAGCTGACGGATTGGAGGCCCGCCACGAACTTGTGTCCAGTGGCTCCCATCGTGGTGGATTCCAAACTGTCGTAACCGACCTCAAGAGTGATTGACGAACAGTTCAAACTTATGTTATGG